ATCATTTACTTTGTCTTTTACATCGTAGTCCAGGCTTGCGCAGGCTGATACTACCATGTTTAATGAGCGGTTAACACATTCCAGCTTTTGGAACGCCGTTTGATAACCAATTTTAGCAGTAGTACCAATTCTACTGCCCTCAGAGTTTGCAATTCTTTCTTGCGCTGGGTTAAGCTTTTCTCGAACCCACGCAGTGCTTTTTGTAATCCAGTTCATAATTTCCCTTTAGATAAATTCTGAGAAAAAACTACCTGAACTTGTTTTGGGTATTGCACGACCACCATTTAAATGTTTTTCACGCTGTAACTCGATCCATCGAGCCTGTTTCGGTTCCGATCCAGGTTTAGGAGCTTTACCATAAACACCATGAAGCGCAACGTGGTGAGGGTTACAAAGGGTGTAAACCTGCACATACAGCTCGTCATGATGTTCAGCAATAAACTCATCTCTTACAGCAAGAATACCATCATCGGTAGAAATATCATAGCCTTTTCGTTCAGCCCATTTTTCCAACAGTATGGTAACGGAATGTAAGTGATGGAGTTCCAAATCTTTGTCTGTATCGCAGATACAGCAATGACTTTGTTTCTCGTAAGCTGCTTTAGCCCGATCACGTACCCATTTTACTGGTATCCGTTTGTTTGTATTTTTTGCCATTTATTTTAATGTTGAGCGTAACATCCATGAATGTTTACGATGTGCATCTTGGCGATCAGCTAAAAAGTTAGCTAAACCATAGTCGCCCATAGCGTCTGCTGCTTGATAAACAGTTTTAAACATTTCTGCCATTAAGTCGCTATCGGCCAGTAATTCTTGCGTCATCTGCATACCATCAGGTACTTGTTCTTGACATTCAACTTCTGAGAGTTCATCAAGTGTGGTAAAAGCCGCAGGTGTGTAAATACGCATTGCGCGTAGTTGTTCAGCAAAGGTATCAATGCTAGCACCTACTTCTTCGTAGATGTTGCCAAAAAATTCATGGTACTGAGGGAATAAGTATCCTTCTATGTTCCAATGAAAGTTTTGTGCTTTTAAGTAAAAAGCATATTCGGACGCAAATGCGACCTTTAATAAATTTGTATATTGTTCTTGTGTCATTGGAATCCCTTATGCCATAAATTTTTTATTGGCATGCTTCGTGCAATTACTAGTATTATACTCTATAGGCAGAAAAATGTCAAGGTAATATTTTCGTTACCTAGACTGTGTACGTATAAAGTGCGTATCTAACAGCGTCGGCCATGTGGGAATATTCATCGTGCAGTGGACGCTCACGTTGTAGACCCTCACGCTGATCCCAGCGATACTGATCAAACATGGCTAGTACGTTTTGGCAATGAGGAGCAATCTTCAACCTTCCTTGCGCTACCAGTGTTTGCACATAGGCGATTCCGGGTAGAACATCTTTTTTGGCTTTGGTGGTTGAAAGGTCGTATTGGTAGGCAAGGTCACTGGCAAATTGTGCTGCTGCCGAGTCAATAAAAATAACTTCAACACCCCAGCGTAAACACAGTTCACGAAATGCACTTGCGTGTTCAGCAGTAGTCCGTTCTGCTTCCAAGTACTCGTCTACAATCCAAAATACATCACTAGCAAAATCGTAAACAATTACCACAAATGCGGTAGCGTCACGATAGCCAGGGTCACAACCAGCAATGGCTTCACCACGTGTGCCCGCTGGCATCTGTTCTACACTAGCTTCGGTGAGTGCATAAATTTGACCCTCAAATACCGTGAAACTGGCCAAGTATTCTTGCTCAAATTCTGCTTTGCTCATAGCACGGCGGGCTTCTGCCACATCCGACTCGGCCATGCGAGTATTTTCAGTATAATCTGCTTGTAAGCTCACCCATTCTGGAAAGTTAGGGTCAAACCCACGGTTATAGAAGCTGGAGAACCAGTTGTTGCGACCGCGAGGGGTAGAGATAAATATGGCTTTTGAATTAGGCTTGTCTAGGGTAGGGCGTAGTGCAACGTTAAAGGCTGCTTCGCCGTCGTCACCTAGTGCAGCTTCGTCAAAGATGATTAAGTCATAGCTACGGCCAACACACGAATCCACAGTGGAGATAGAACCCATGCGGATAGTGCTTCCATTCTCCAGCTCAATAATTTTGTCTTTTAGGTTATCACGTGCAACTTCTAGGTCAAAGTGCTTGATCAGGCGACGTTGCAGCTCAAACGAGATGCCTGACAAGTTATAGTTAGGCGACATGATTAACACATTGGAGCCTGGTACAAGTGTCACTAATTGGCCGATAATATTGGCAATGTAAGTTTTGCCCAATCTGCGCGCTAGCGCGGCGCAAATAAAACGGTACTTGGGGTCATTGACTGCGTTGATTAAGGCAACCTGTGGACGGTTTATGGTATCATAAATGTCTAGGAGTTTGAGGTAGTTGACGATTGGTAGTTTAATAAACCGCTCGGTGGGCTTAAACTCTGTGATCGCATCACACCCAACATCCGGACGAGAGATAGTTAGCATTAAACACCTTCTCCGCTAATCAATTGCTGCACAAGTTTAGAATACTTTGATCCATCCAAGCCTTCGTTGATCTGCACATTAACTTGCTTTTGCGGTGCAGTTCCCGAACGAATTTTTTCCAGTTGTATCTCTTTGTCCAGCAAGTCCATCGACATTTTATGCGATAGTGCAAGCAGTTCTGCAATGTCTTTTTGCGACCCAGTTCCGGCCTCCTCAAGCTCGGTGAACTTTTGCTTGATAAGTGCGTCCATGGCACGTCGCATCAAAAATCGGTTATTGTAGCCACTATCAAAAAATACCGAGTCGATATAGGCTTTGACCTCACGGCGTTTTAAGTAATCGGCGACCAATTCCACATCCAGGTCCAGTTCTTGGGCAACGGCACGTGGGTCATTTAATTGTAGGTAGCAATTGGCTACTTCCAGGGCTTCCGGG